TTGGAGAAGAATTTTAAGACTTGACCAACAGGGATCGTGTACATATACTTCCAACGGTAGCCATCAGCAGTTGTGATAACTGAGGTGGACGTTCCTGTAGGTTCAACAGTAGAAGGTTTACCGTTAGGATCAGAAGGAGATGTGCCGTTGTAAATGCACTTGTATACTTGATAGGACGAGTTAACAACGTAGAAATCCGAGTCGTATAACTTCGTAGCACCTGAAGATGCTGTCTTAGTTGATGAGTAATCATGGCGGTACATATCATAAACGTAACCCAAACCACCAGTGGTCTGTTCGGGTGGTATCCAGTCAGTCCTTCTAACTACCTGAATAGTATCATTTGCCAATACCCTTTTCAGAGATATCATATCAGAGTAATCGTCAGAGAACTCTTGGAATGAATCTACTGGGTCTGGAGGTGCATTCTCATTATCCC